TTGTTATATGGCTGTATTCATTGATGATCCTATAATTAGAACGTTAACTTCTATCGATCCACAGTTACAAAATCCAATATTAGCTTATAGACACTTAGCAGGAAATCCAAGTGTTCATTTAGGATATGGTGCTTTGATGTTTCGTGATGATTTCGATTCTATTGAATCTAGTGGTTTAAAGTGTCCTCAATTGCTGTTGGAAGAAGATTCTATTCTTAGGAAATTAAAGTTAGAAGAATTGTTACCAATGAACCAGCAAAACAATTCAACTGAACTTGTATCCGTTATACTTGACCCCCCTAAGCATTTAGCCCCTCATCATCCTATTCAAATGTCTTGTTTATCTATTCCCATGAGTCGTAATAATCCCATAGCACGTAGTGAATTATTTAAAGATATTAAGTACAAGTATGGTATAACCAAGATGCCTGTTCGACTGTTTCCCTCCGTTGATGGTATAGATCCAATGTCAGTCGCTAGGGAATCTTATGGTAATAATCTTGAGTTTTCATTAAACTATAAAGTTGCTAATTTGGTTGCTGATGAAGTTGTCAATGAAATGTTTAGTGTTTCAGGACCTATTTTGCATACTAGAGTTTATACTACTAAAGAAGTTTTAGAGGGTGTACCAGATGAAGGTATCCGCTCTAATGACCGTTCTACATCATGGGGCTATCAAATGAAGGCCCTAGATAAAATATATAACTTTGCTGGTGATGACTTACGTTGGGCTTTTGGGAGAGAAGACAAATATGAATATACATCAGTTTTTGCCCGTTTAGTTTTATCATTATGTGCTCATTATGACTTAAGTCTGCAATCTGGAGAGGATTTTGCTCATGTTTATATGGACTGTTTAAAAGCTGAATGTAAAGATAGTAATAATGCTAGGCTTTTCTGTGCATGTGATAAAATATTTTTGCTTAAGTGTAAACAATATTTTGGTGGTTTTGCCAATTGGATATATGTTAACCGCATTAAGAATGGTATTGCAATTGGTATTAATCCCTATGCTGAGTGGGATATATTCTATAAGTGGTTGACTGAAGTAGCTCATTATGGTATTTTTGGTGATTATAAAAAATATGACAAGCGACAAGTTTCTTTTCTTATGTTTGTTACTCGCTTATGTTACACTCAATATTATTCTGGTTCACCAGTGG